TGGTTACTTAATCGGAGGTTTGTCTAACCTATCCCATTGTGGCAAATTAGTATAACGGTATTATACTCGACTGTCTATCGAGTGATGTGATTTCAACTATCACATTTGTCTCCAAATAAAAAAAAAATCGTTGGAAGGCGTGGATAAGCCTGTTCCTAATATTCCAAACGAGCGAGAGAAATCTCGTATTTAAGCGTATAGAATCGCTACAAAGAAGATTGCTCACGAGCGGAGTGATATCTAAAAAATGGTGCTTCCAGCCAGAAAATGGAAACGATAATCGTACTATGCGGGTCACTCAACGATACATAAATACGCATAGCCTTTTGAACAAAATGCCGATTGGGAACGGTGGACATGTATTTGTCGTTGTGATGGACAACTGTAAAAATCATCTCCCAACATATGTATGGATATAGCAAGGATAATTCGAAGTACAAAATGTTCCTAGTTTGGCGATACGATAAATGCCATCCGATGCGGGGTATAGTAATTGGCAACTTGCAAGGCTCATAACCTTGTGTTCGTGGTTCAAATCCACGCCTTCCGCAATAAATTACATTATATAGAAAGGGGTCATTTAGTTATGGCGTACATTTATAAAATTACAAATATTAAAAATGGCAAAATGTATATCGGTGCTACAACAAACACCATAGAACAAATAATGATTTATCATTTTAAAGAAAGAAATAATAAAAGAGCAATAAACAGACCACTATATCATGCCTTTAATAAATATGGTGTAGAAAATTTTACACATGAAATCATTGAAGAATGTAATGATGATATAAGATTTGAAAAAGAAATATATTGGATTTCATTTTATGATAGTACGCATTGCGGTTATAATATGACACATGGTGGTGCGGGTAAACAAATATTTAACCACCAAGAGATAATTAATTATATGCAAACAGAAACCTCTATGCGAAAAGTAGCAGAACACTTTGGATGTTGTCTTGATATTGTTATTAAATTAAAAAAACAAGCAGGGTTTACACATATGTTAGAAGATTATGATGTATTTCATAAATCCCAATGTCGTGCTATAATTGGTATAAATCAAGAAGATAAAACTCAAAAAATATTTGATTCGATGCAACAAGCATCAATATATTGTAAAGAAAATGGATTTTCACATGGTAATTTCTTTGGTATGAGAAGTCATATATCAGAAGTTTGTAATGGCAAACGCAAGTTTGCTTATGGACATGAATGGAAATTTTTATAAAAAAAACAAATGCTATAATTTTATAGCATTTAATTTGCACCTATAGTTCAACGGTAGAATGGCTGACTTGTAATCAGCGGATGGAAATTCGAATTTTTCTGGGTGCTCCACATGTATTTGTAGTTTAATGACAGAATTCTTGGCTTCCACCCAAGGGGTCTGGGTTCGATTCCCAGCATTTACACCAAAAAAAATGTGTAGGGTTAGTGGAGTGGTTAACACGCTGGGCTTTCAATCCCCGTACCCTATACCAAAAAAAATATGGCACAGTAATCCAACGGCAGAGATAGTGGTCTTAGAAGCCATTCAGTGAGGGTTCAAATCCCCCCTGTGCTACCAAATATGGGTGTGTAGCCTAATGGTAAGGCAATAGATTGTGGCTCTATGTATTAAGGTTCGATTCCTTACGCTCCCTCCAAAATTAATATGGTTGGATAGCCAAGTCAGGTCTGGCGTAGGACTGCAACTCCTAATACATGGGTTCGAATCCCATTCCAATCTCCAATTTATATACATGTGTGTGTCGAGAAGCGAAGGCAGCGGACTGTAAATCCGTTACATAGAGACATCGTAGGTGCGAGTCCTACCACATGTACCAATTTTAATTTTATATGTAGGCATGTGGAGTAGCGGTTATCTCAACAGACTTTGAATCTGTTAACCTTGGTTCGAATCCAAGCGTGCTTGCCAATATGTACAGATAGCAAAGTCGGTCTATGCGGTGGGTTGAAGCCCCATAAATGAAGGTTCGAAACCTTCTCTGTACACCATAAGGGGATATAGCCCAGTCGGTAGAGCGGTTGCCTGTTAAGCAAATGGTCGTAGGTTCAAGTCCTACTATCCCCGCCAAAAATGCCTTATTTTCACCACATAATCGTATTTTATGCGATTTACTGGTGAAAATATGGATAAATTACATATGAAGCATTAGCACAAAGGATTACTGCATGTGATTTCTAATCACACGATTCTGGGTTCGACCCCCAGATGCTTCACCATAACAAGGCTTATTAGCACAATTGGAATAATGCACTTGACTTTTAATCAAGTTGGTCTGGGTTTAAATCCCATATGAGTCACCAAATTTATATCTATAGTTCAATGGTAGAGCAGTGGCTTCCAAACCCACCAATCTGGGTTCGACTCCTAGTAGGTATGCCAAAAAAAATATATGGGAGTAGTACAACGGTTAGTGCCCAAGTCTGATACGCTTGTAATCATGGTTCGATTCCATGTTCCCATACCAAATAATGTGTAGGAATAGTATAAAGGGAGTGCGTAAGTCTTACAAACTTATAGTCATGGTTCGATTCCATGTTCTTGCACCATATGGAGAGTTGGTAGAGCATGGTTGATTACACCAGTCTTGAAAACTGGAATTCCGCAAGGAATCGTGGGTTCAAATCCCACACTCTCTTCCACAATACATGGGAATATAGTTTAACGGTAGAACGCTTTTAAACGTATTATGATAATGATACTCACAGCAATTACAAAAAAAATGGAATTTTAATCCAGTAGTAGTGGTTCGAATCCACTTGTTCCCAAACATAGATAGGTACTCAAACGGTAAAGAGGACTGGTTGCTAACCAGTTAGGGTGTAACAGCCGCATGGGTTCGAATCCCATCCTGTCTGCCAAAATTTACATAGCAACTATAACAGTTGCACATATTAAAAGCAATCTAAACAGATTGCTTTTTTAGTTATCCAAAATTTACCTAACGGTAAGGAAAGAAAGGAAAATAATATGGCTCGTATTGATAAAATTAAAAAGCCAACCGAATCATATTGTATCGGTTGTGGTAGAACATATGAGATAGATAATTTTTACAAATCTATTAATCCTTGGCACGCTACTGAAGTTGTGCCATATTGTAAAGAATGTAGTAAAGAAATATCGCAAGCATATTTAAAACAAACTGGTTGTATGGAATCGGCTCTTTGGGCTTCATGTGCTGAAATTGGTATTCCGTTCATTAAAGATGCATATGATATGTTTTACACTAAAATACAAAATTTAAAAACTCCTCCATCGTCAGGATTTAATTATCTTGGAAGTTATGTTACATGTCTTTCACTTAAAAGAGCACAGAAAATCAGATGGAAAACTTTTGCTGATACAGATAAAGATTTTAGTGAAGTTAAGGGTTTGAAAAAAGATGAAAGTGTTTTAAAAATGGATTCAGAGCGATTTGAATTAGATTGGGGCAAACACGAACAAGACGAATACGAATTTTTAGAATATAAATATGATATTTATACAGAAAATATTGCTCTTTCGCCAGCACAAGAAACATTATATAGACAATTATGTTTAGTTGAGTTAACCAAAAGAGAAAAAGAAAAAAACAATGAAAGTACAAAAGAAGAACAAACAATGATTTTGGCTTTAATGTCAAAACTTAAAATAGACCAATTTTCAAATAGTGATAAATCTCTAGTTGAAAGAATGATGGAAACTCGTATAGCACAAATTGAAGAAACAGAACCCGCAGAATTATATGACCAAAAACAGTTATATGAAGATTATTGTGGTATTGGCGATTATTGGGATAAAAATATTTTACGAGCACTAAAAAATTTAATTGCTGGCACAAAAGATTATCCTAAAATTACGAGAAATGAATAGGTAACAATATGGAATTAAATACATTAATATCTCGTAGGAAGAAAAAAGAATCTAATAGACCTAAACGTATTTCGGAAGAAAAAGAAAAAGAACAAATAAAAAAATGGACTACTTTTTATCGTAGAAACATAAATTTATATTGTTCTGAAGGATTAAAAATAAATTTATATCCATTTCAACATATTATGTTATATTTAATGAATTTATCTATGGTGTTTGTTTGTATTGCAAGTAGGGGAATATCTAAGAGCTTTCTACTTGCCGTCTTTGCAACCGCAAGATGTATGATATATCCAAGATATAAAGTGGTAATAGTAAGTACAACAATAAGTCAAGGTAAAATCATTGTAGAAAAAATAGAAAAAGAACTCTGCAAAGGTTTATCTCCTATACTTGGTTATTTATATGACCATGGTCAAATAAAATTTAAATACGATTCAGAACAAATTTCTGTTAAATTTTTATTCAATGATAGTGAAATATTAGTTTTACCACCAATCGATTCTTCAAGAGGGCACAGGGCTTCGCTTATTATTTATGATGAATTTAGATTGTTAAAAAGAGGTGCTCTCGAATCTATATTTGAGGGTATGCTTGAAACAAGAAGAAGTTTGTTTACAACTAAACCAGAATATAGAGATAATCCCATGTATGTAGAAGAAGCTATGTCGTGTTACATATCTAGTAGTGGATATAAAACGGATTGGCTATGGACTTTGCTTAAACAAACGGTTACAGAAACATTTAATAATAAAAATGTTAAACATAACTTTTTTGCTGGAGATATATATCTCGCTATGTTACATAATCTAAAATCAAAAGCAGAATATTTTAAACAACGTGGAAATATGTCCGAAACAAACTTTAAGATTGAATATTTAAATGAAGTCATCGGAGAATCTGAAGATGCTTATTATACTCTTGAGCAATTTAAGCGTAATCAAATTTTACGTCACGCCTTTAGACCACCTACAGAAGATGAATTTATGGGTCAAATAGATTTAAAAAATGTTAAAAAGAAAGAACACGAAATACGCATGTTAGCAATAGACTTTGCTTTCGCCACACAAACTGGTGGAACGGCAAACGATAATACCGTTATTCATTGTTTATCATTTCATCCTCACGATGATATATTTATGAGGAACGTAGATTATACAGAGAAGCACGCTGGCTCTGAAACCGATAGGGCACAATTACGAATAAGAGAATTATTTCAAGATTATCAAGCCGATTACATTGTTATGGACTTGCGTAATGGTGGAGAAGTTATGTATAATGATATCACCAAAGAATATATTCATCCAGTTCGTAGCGGAAGATATTGGAACAAGCGTGGGTTTACAGTTGTAAAAGATATGGAACTTAATATTGTAGCATCTAATAAAATAGATGATTTAGTTCAACGAACAGTTGACCCAAATGCGATACCATGTATCATACCTATTACAGCAACAGCAGAGCAAAACAGTAATATTTGGCAAGAACTACAAAGACGATTAAGAAATAATGAAATTAGATTCTTAATAGATGAAATAGAACTTGAACAAATTGTAACCGATGGTAGCAGTGCAAAATGGTGGATGCAATTAACTAGTACAGAAAGAATGTTGCATAAACTACCGTATATTGAAACAGCATCACTTATATTTGAAGCAATTAATCTATCTCATGTGTGGAATAATGGTTTACTTAAATTAATTGAACCACGTTCTGGTACAAAAGATAGTATTGTCGCTTTAGCTTATGGTAATTACATTGGTACATTACTAGAAAACAAGTATGCAAAAAATATGAGTAGTACAGAATTTGATATTAACGAATGGGCAGATGCCCTAGGTATAACACCAATTTAAAAAAAAGAAAGGAGGGTTTAAATGGCAAAGAAATCAGAAACTAAAACTGATAGTATAGAACAACTTTCAGAATCACAAGTATATAGTGCTTTAGAATTTGCACAAGGTTTTTATAATGCAAGTGGTTGGGAAAATATATATACTCCAGACACTTTAAAAAATTTACTTATCAATTTAAATAACCAACAGATATCTACTAATTATGATAAAGTCGTAAACGCATTACAACACGCCAGAGAAAACGGAGATATCCTATGTGGATATAACGCTTATATGGAAGATGTTAGTATGTTATTTAAGCGTATTATAAAATATTATGAAGGATTATTATCGTTTGATTTAAGATTTGTATGCACAAATGCAAGTGGTGCAGATTATAAAAGTGAAGCATATAAAAAAGACAAAGATATTGTTGCTAAATTTTTAGATAATTTCGATTATAAAGAAGAATTTAGAAAGATGACTTTAGAAATGTTAAGGCACGAAACTGTTTTTACATGGTTTAGAACTCAAATGACTACTAGTAACACTCCAAGATATTGCTTACAAATTATGCCACAAGATAAATGTAAATTAACTGGATATTTTGAAACTGGATTATTGTATGATTTTGATATGCAGTACTTCTTTCAGCCCGCAGTTGATATTAATGCGTTTGACCCTATATTTAAAAAATATTATAACGAGTTATTTGAGGTCGATGATTTAGAAAATTATAAACCAACTAATCCATTAAATCACAGAAATGGTAGTTTTGCTACTTATGTACAAACAAGTCCAGACGATGGAGCTTGGTGTTTTAAATTTGATACAAGTAATTTTAAAAATGTGCCTTTCCTTTCTGCTTTACTTAAAGATATATTAAGTCATTCTGATATGGAAAAATTACAAAGAGATAAAAACTTTTTAGGGGCAGTATCTTTGTTGGTTGGTGAAATCGAAATGATTGATAAACAAAAGACTGGGTCAGTTAAAGATGCAACGTCTTTTAGCCCACAAGTTCTTGGACAATTTTTATCACTCGTTAAAGCTGGACTAAATAACAATAATATTAAACCTATTGCAGTTCCATTAACAGAAGTTGAATATAGACAGTATCAAGATTATAATAAAGATATGTATGAACAACAAACCGCTGTTACCGCTGGAATTGGCGTTAGTGCAAGTCGTGTTTTGTTTAGTGCGGATAAAATGTCGCAAGAAGAAGTGCAAAACGCTTTAATAACAGATTTTAATGCTATAAAACACTTATATGCACAATTTAGTAATTTTCTTAATATGTATATCAATAATAAAACCAGAAAATTCAAATTTAGATTTGAGATGAATGGATGCAGTTATCCATTTGAGAGAGATGCCAGAAAGAAAGATTTAATGGACATGGCTGACAGAGGGCTTGTTTCAAATATATCATATTGGGCAAGTGCGGTTGGCGTGCGACCTGTGGACTTTGAAAGAAGTATAGAGGAAGCACATTTTAGTAATTTTACAGATTTGTTTACAACTATGCAATCTATACACACTGCTAGTGGTGGTGAAGAAGAAAAAGATATAGGTAGACCAAAATCTTCTAAGGTAACTGATTCTGGTGCAACCTCAAGAGAATATTCTGGGGGTAAATAAATGGATAACAATAATGATATGATGATGAAAAACTCATTACACAACTTATTGGTTGAATTTGAAAACGTAACAGATTCTTTACAAGATGAAAAAAATTACGATAGAGGATTAGAAATCGCAGACAAACTTTCAACAATATTAAAAAGACTTTCAGATATGGGATATAATCCTTCTGGTGATATATCAGAAGTAAAGCCCCCATCGACTGAAATACCTAAAATCAAAAAAGGGAAGGAGGAATCTAAATGAATGTAAGCCAAAATACTATTAATGCATGTCAAGAAATGATAAGAGAGAGTTTTCTTGCCAATACTAGAGTAGATAGAATGAAGTCTGTAATGGGTACAAAACTAGCCTATAACAATACTTCAGATGTAATTCATTTACAGATTGCTCATGCATATTCTGGAATCTACGGAGATTTAATTGGTGATAAAACACTAGAAGGATATAATGTAGATGTTGTATATGGTAATATACCAGAGGAAGCAAAAGATTATAACACCCCAGCGGAAATTCTTTATGAATTGCGTGATATGACTATTGATTATCAAAACAAACTTAATATGTGTGCAAAGATTGCGTTTGATAATATGGATTTGCATGTATTTGCGGATTTAATGGATATTATATCTTTGCATAATCAAATTGTTAGAGCAACTATTTTACTTGTTGATAAAATTGAGTTATATGGTTCTGACCCAAATTTTGATGCACATATTAAAGAAAATTTTAATCTGTTAGGAGGTGAGTAATATTGTTAAAATTACAAAAACCTAGTAGATTAGATATGTATGAAAAATTAGATGCTTCTCGTATTAACGAATTGCATTTGGCTGGTTTTATTCCAGAATATTTATATGGTCTATATGTATATTTTAGAAAAAGTGCTGAACTAACTTCGTTTTTAAATAATGAAGTTAAAGAGCCAGAATTTACATCTGGATATTTACAGGTAGAATCAGATGAAGCATATAACCAAGATGATTGGGTAACTACTACAAACGTAGACCCAGAATCAGAACCTATGGTTATAAATTTACAGCCAGAAAAAAAAGAGTATAAAACAAAAAAAATGGTAATTGAAAAGGAGGTATCTGAAGATGAATAAAACAATTAAAAGAGTATTTTCTATTGATGACGTTCAATTTTTATCTGACGAAGATACTGATACCGATTTCGCACTTGCCAAACTTTGGTTTTTAGCTGCTGGCGATAATAGTCATCACGCATATATTCCAGAAGATGTTTTAAAAAGAGATGCGGGCAGTGCGTTGGGAAAACCAGTAGTTGCTGCATACAATTCTCCTTCTAAACAATATGCTACTGATATTACAACACACGAAGGCGATAAAATGGAAATGGTAGGGTATTGCCCACCTCATGCACAAGTAGAATTTAAAGAAAAAGATGGTAAAATTTTTGCTATTATTGATGCAGTGATTTCTAAACTTTATGCAACTAAATTTTATCAGATTTTCCAATCAGATAATAAACGTGCTGTAAGTGTTGAGTTAACTTGTAAAGAACATGATAACGAAAGTGGCTCTGGTACAATTATGGATAGTTTTAAAATTCATGCAATTACTGCATTGGGTAAAAACTACAAGCCTAGCGTAAGCGGGGCTGAAATGAGTATAGTAAAGTTTTCGGAATTAGAAGCCGAAAATTTCTATAATAAAAATAACAAATCTGTTTTACAGAAGTTTTCTGAAGAAAGAAAAAATCTGAATCAAGATTTAGTTAAAAAGAAATTAGGACTGGAAACAGAGGAGAAAAAGATGGAAGAAGAAAAGAAAGAATTTGAATCTGAAGTTGAATTATCTGAAGTTGTTGATGAAACTGTTGTTGAAGCGAATGAAACCGCTTTAGAACTTGGTTGTGAGGATATGGATTTGGCAACCAAGCCAGAAGCCGATGCTGAAGAAAAGAAAGAAAACCCAGAAGAAGAAAAGGGCGAATCGGCAGAGGAAGAAAAAAAAGAAGAAACAGAAGAAGAAATGGCTAAAGAAGTAGTAGACGAAGAAGATAAGAAAGCAGAATTTTCTTATGATGTTAATGCCGACCTAGGTGCTTTTAATGCGATGCTTGAAAAAGAAACCGCAGATTATGAAGCCCTAACCATGGAAGTACAAAAACTGTGGGATGATGCCGATATGAACATTATTATGGAAAAGTATGTATCTGCTAAAAAAGAACTTGCTGAATTGCAAGAATTTAAAAGTACAACTCTTGCAAAAGAGTTAACTACCGATGTTGCAAAAGTATTATCAATTGTTAAAAGTAAAATAACAGATGAAGAATATCAAGAATTGCGAACAGAGGGAATGGGTTATACCATTGAAACGTTGAGTGCATTTGAAAATAAAATTAAAGCACTTGCATTTGATAAAGGTGAAACCAAAACAAAAGAAGTTAGTAAACACATTATGATGCCTAACTACTCTGCTGTCGAAAATATTTTTGGCAATGGTAGTACCAAAATTAATGTGAATTCAATTTACGAAAAAAATTTAAAATAAAAAAGGAGAGATGAAAAATGGCTTTTAAAGGATATTTGATTGAAACCCAAATCGCTGCAAAAAATGTAGAAGCTCTAAACAGAAGTGCAATCAGTGCTTCCGTAGATTTTGATGGTGGTGCTGCTGTAGCACTTACACCTAGCTCTAACGATTGTTGGACTGCTGCTACACCTACTACTGGAAACTTGACTGGGTGCTATATTGCATATAACGCTTCAGAATGGTTTTCCTCAATTAATGGACAAATTTTCGCTGGACTTTCTGCTGATTTGAGAAATTTTACAAACACAGCTAAAAGACCTTTCACTGTATTCAAACCACAGTTGGGCGATGTTGCTGCTTTTTCAAAGGAGTGCTTTGATAGTTCTCTTGTTGATGGAACAGTTGTTGGACAATATTTTGAAACAAAAGATGCACAGAACACATGGGCGGTTGTTTCGACACCAACTACAGGACACACAGCATTTAAAATTATCAGAGTATATAGTTTGCCAATGCCACAGGCTGGCGAAATTGGCTTTGCTACACAGAAGATGATACTTGGCGAATGTGTAGCAGTATAATTAACTGTATCACACATGAAATAAACTAAAAGGAGTGAAGAATATAATGAAAGAACTTAACAGTGTAAAAAGATTCAGCGAAGCCAACGCTGGCACAAAGACTGACGAACTTAAGGTAGCCTTTGGTGACTATTTTAATCAGTGTCAGTCTGAAAGAGGAGTAGTTGGTAAAACTTTTTCTAAGGAATATACAAAAGACGAAAAAGAAGAAGCTATTAACAGATTGTTCTGCGAAGAAGTTGAACGAAGAAGTGGTATCTCTATGTCTGCTATGAACAGTGTAGTAGAATATGCACAGGCATCACAGGTTAGAACGTTTGCGGATAGCATCATCAATTTCTTGATTGATATGATTTTGCCAGAAACCCTAATTGGGTCTATTGGTATTATCGCTGATATTAAATTTGGTGGTTACGGAGATTCGTTTAAATTTGATATTGAAAACAATGCGTTGTTTACGGTATCTGCTGCTGGTTGGAGAGTTAAGACCGCCCCAGCACAGGTTTTGGAAAAGACAACCGCAACATTAGCACCTTACAATCACCAAGTGACTGTAATTGTTAATTTGCCAGAAGTATTTGCTGGAAGAAAATCGTTGGCTGCTTTCTTAATGAAGGCTGTTAGAAGTATTGAATCACAGATGCTTTATGAAACATATGATGCGTTCACAACTGGTATGGAGAGTGCAAACACTCCTGCTGCATTTGTAGCTGCAAATTATACGGAAAATACTTTGATTGCACTTTGCGAAAAGGTTACTGCTTTCAACCAAGGTAGAAAAGCTGTTATCTTTGGTACGCCTACTGCATTGAAATCCGTATTGCCCGCAAGTTTGAATACTCGTATTTTGCTTGACAGCGAATATGTAACAATGGGTCACTTGAATACTTTTAACGGATATGATGTTCTGCCTATGACACAGGTCGCAGACTACACATCGTCTACTTATGCATTGAAGTTGAGAAATGATAGAATCTATGTTATTTCACCAGCAAGCGATAAGGTTGTAAAAGTTGCTGTTGGCGAAACTCTGTCTTACACAGATGGCGTTTTTGAAATGGCAAATAGAACACAGGCTGGAACAATTAACAAAGCATGGGCTGTTGGTGTTATTACCAACTCTGTTGCTGGCGTAATTAAACTCTAGTATAAAAAAAATAAAAATGGTAATTTGTAGTGGGGGTAGAAATATCCCCACACAATATTAAAGGAATAAAAGGAGATTTTAGAAATGGCAAATTATGCTAAAAAAGAAACAACAACTGTAAAAGTTGATGAAAAAAAAGAAAAGGTTACAGCAGACGTTGTAACTGTGGAACAAAAATTGAGTGATGTAACCGCACAATTAGCAAAGGCTTTAGATGCGATTAACCAACTCCAACAGAATCAGTCAAATTCAGTTCAACCCACATCAACAGTAGAACCTGTATTAAAAGGGAAAAAGATTAAGGTAGTTAGTTTGATGCATTATCTAGTTAATTTAAGTACAGACCCAATGGGTCAAGGCAAAATTTTCGTATTCGAAGATTATGGTAGTACAATTAAAATTAAGTTTGATGATTTAGAGGATTGCTATGCTTCATATCGTAAAACCTTTGAAGATGGTTCATTATATATTGCTGATGCTGATGCAGTTGAAGAATTGGGTTTAACGGAAGATTATCAAAAAATTTATGATAAGAAAACCGTTGATAAAATTATATTGTTAAAAACTGAACTAGAAGTTGATATGTTTTTAAATATGTCAACAGATTTGCGAGATAGTACCGCAAGGGCAATTGCAGACCGTATGGTAAGTGGTGAAAAATATGATTTGAACTTAACACATAGAATTGAACAGGAAGCCGATATTGATTTTGAGAAAATGGTATCAGATATTAAATCTTACCAAAGAACAGAATAATTTTATAAAAAGGGGGAACTAGTTATGGGCACACCCTTTAGTGAGATTATAGATATGGCAATGATTGGTATTCGTGATTATAAACTGGACACTATTTATGAAGATGACCCAACCGTATTCGAAAGTATAATGATTGGATTCTTGCTTAAAAGCGTACCAAAATTCACTGGATGCAAACAATCGCTGGCTTATGATTTAACACACAGTACATTTAACTCTACTCTTGATATTATAGAAATAGATATATTGGCTGATTTAGTTGGTATGACATGGTATACTGCTGAAGTCCAAGACGTACTTGAATTTAAGGAAACCTTGAGAGATTCAGATTATAACAGATATTCTACTGGACAGAATTTAAAAACAAGACAAGATTATTTAGAGATGATGAAAGAAAACTATAACCAACATATAATTGATTATCAATTGGTAGATACTACTCAACTCCCATTTTTTAAAGATTTGGGGGTATGATATGAATAAAGTATATATCGGGCAATGTTATAAAATTCTTAAAATATACGAAGAATCATCTTGGAAAGATTTTAAATCATATTTATTTAAACTTATCACAGAGTTAGATGGACAATCTAATCCAAGTCCAGAATTGCAACAAACTATAACAAAATTAAAAGGACTTAATAAACAAGACGACCTACAAGACAAAAGTCAAAGTAATCATGATGTGATTAAAAGTTTGATTTTTGGTATTTGTGGTAGGTTGGAACGAGAAAAGGAAAGTCAAAAGGGGGAGTAATATATGGAATTAACATTCTATAATCAAATGCGAAAAGTCGCAGTGCATACCCCATACGACTATTACAAATCTCAACAACAGGCGTTAATAAACGCATACTGGGATAACACTACGACACTAACTACCGTACAGGAACAAGTGGATATTAACACTTGGGAATTTTCAGATTTAGAAGTACGCTTAAATCATGTAATTGAAGAAGGTAGTACGAGTTTAAAAAATGGTGACGACTTTAGAGAGTTAATTTTTAAAAGTTTAGACCATTCGGTTATGCGTGGACTTTATTATAAGTTTTCGGATAACTATTGGATAACTACTTTTACAGATGAAGCTAAAAGAGTTACTAAAGATGTTATTGTTCGTAGGTGTAATAATAAATTAAAATGGAGAGATAAAATTGGTATACAACATGAATATCCATGTGTTATTGATTATGAATTATCTGGTGGTAAACCAAGAAATACAACAGATATTGTAACTCCAACAAATGAGATTACAGTCATAGTTCAAAGCAACATAGATACAAAATCAATAGAAGTCAATCAAAGATTTATATTTAACAATCGACCATATAAAATTGGCGGTTACAATAATTATTTGCAAAACGATATTGATGATTCATACACTACATTACTATATTTTGATATGTATGTAGATGAAGTATCGCCATATGATAATTTAACGACTGGCATAGCTAATGAAGTTGAGCCGAGCGATATTATTATATCAACTCCACCAGTCATAACATATCCTGCAATAAAAGTTATTCCTATAACTCATAAATTATTACAGGGGGAAAGTGTTACATTTAGTGCACATGTATATCAAACGGCAACAGTAGTGTTGTCAGATGCGGTTACATGTAATCCAAGTGGTGCTAACCTACAAAATTATATATTAGAATCTTTAGGCTCTAATCAATATAAATTAACCAATGTTCATAGAGATAATACGCCTTTGGTGCTTGAATTTTCTAATGGCACATTGGCAACCGAATTAACCATTGCTTTATTTGCATTATTATAAAGGAGGAATATAACATGGCTTTATACAATCAGTTTTCAAACATGCCTTATATTCCATATCGTATTTTAGAATATCTTGCAGAAAACAATGAAGTGATTTGGAAATTATTAAAATATCAAACTGTGGATGCTTTAAGCAACCCAAATTTAACATTATCTGAAAAGATGGCGTTAATCTGGAACGGAGATAGTAATCAAGAAGATTATAGTGTATTTTTTCAACGTTTAATTGAAAACGCAATACTTGATGCAAAAACTATTTTAAAAATTTATAAAGTTTTTAGTGTACCAGTTGACCATATTAGAGCAAATGTAAGTTATGAGTTTGATATTATGTACGGTAGTAAACTTGCTGTCGTGCGATATAACGGTGTTTTATGTAATCGTGGAGATGTGTTTGAAACAGAAATGTTAAAAACTATCAATGGGTGTTATGTCGGTGGAATAGGTATGTTACAATTCAATAAAAAGAAAAGCAGTTACGATATGTCTAGTTATAACTTAGGTGATTCAAAATCATTTGATGGAATTAGTTTTATTATGACTACTCAAATTGGGGATGTAAAAAATGAGTGATAATCTCGATATCCAATTTTTAATGCAAAAATATATTGAATTAGATAAACCTATACCTTTTAAAGAAAACCGTTTGCTTATTCTACCAGTATTGATTGAAGAAAGTTTTGAATTTTTACAATCTATAGATGTTTTAGATATTGATAAAGATACGCATGGAACAATTGAGATTATACAAATGCCTTATTTATCATATCTATACAATCTTATTGGAGAGAGTGACGAATATAGTATTGGTTTAAAGCTAAATGCTATCCTTACTTTATCTATACAGATTGTAGGGCACGAGTTTGAAAGGGTGTTTATTAAATCTGAAATTAATGAAGATGGAAAATGCTTTATTATTTTTAGTAATAACGACCTAGATAAACCAAGTCCAGAAGATATAAAATTAAATTCAAGAGAATTTGATGAATTAAGGCGAATTATTATGTACCAAAATATTTTAAACTTTTCAGATAAGTATATTGACCCAGATTTAAAAAAGGCGTTCAACGATTACTGGTCTTTTAAGAATAAAAATATAAGTGTACCTACGCTTGAAAAACAAATAGCAATTATTCAAAGTGTAACTGGAATGAATAAAACAGAAATACTATGTATGACATACAGATGTTTTAAAATCCTATTTGATACTTGTGTTGAACAAATTGATTATAAAATCAATAAGTCGGCAGAAATGAGTGGTCAAGTAGAGTTTAAGAAATCTGTTGAGCATTGGGTATATAAGACTAATAAATCTATGTACGCTGATGCGTTCCAAGATGTTAATTCATATAAGGAAACAATGAAAAGCGTAACATAAACAAAAAAAAATATAAAAAGGAGAGATGAAATATGTATGTATTTATGGCTGGCGTTGCCGATGTAGATGTTTTTAAAGGCGACCAATTAATTGCATCTGGAAAAACACTGATGGAATCAACTATGTCCGTAACCGCAACAGCAGAAGAAATTAGGGCTGGTAAAGGTGCAAAACTTTATGGCAGATATTTCCATACTAGTGGTTTGGCTTTAACACTAACAGATACAATGTTCAATATGGACTTTATTGCTGGGAACGTTGGTGCTATCAAAAGTATTGGGGCTGATACTCTACATGACGAGGAAGTTGTTGCGAGTGCTAACGATTCTTTGACAGTTGATTTAATCCCAGTCGATTTTCTTGGACAAGGCAAAATTGGTTGGTATGCACTTGCTGGAACTAACGAATTCACAAAAGTAACATTTACTGGTGATACTTCCGTTGCTCCCGCAGTTGGAGTTGTTGCTGGTCAGACTTATTGTGTTAAATACAATATCTTTGATGATGCCGCAAAAGAAGTTGTTATCAACGCTAATATTCTGCCCGCAGAAGTCGTTGTTGTTCTTAAGGGCGATTTATTTGCTGGAGAACAGGTAGACGAAGGGGCTTCTAAAGTTGGTTATGTAGAAACTTTAGTTCCTAGATTCCAACCTAATGGTGCTTTTGATATTACAATGAGTATGACTGGTGCTGCAAACACACCGTTTAGTGGTGTTGCTCTTGCTTCAACCGATGGTTCTGCTGGATGTTCTAATCAAGGATATTACGCAAAAATTAAAGAAGTTAATCTAAACGCACATTGGTATGATGGTTTGATTGGTCTTGCAGTTCAAAATGCAGAGATTGATTTGACAACCGCACATGCTAGTGAAGATATCGTCGTCATTGGTGTATATAGCAATGCAAGCAATAGGGTTATCGACCCAGCTAAATTGACTTATACACTTGATGGAACAGCGTTCACACTTTCTGGTAATACAGTAAGTAAGGGAACTGCTAGCAACGGAGCAGAGGATAATATTACTATCGCCATTGCTACACCTCCTGCACAACTTACAGGGATGAAAGCATTTGGACATGTAACGTTTACAACTTAATAAAATTAGTTAATAGGGGGTGTTTAGCCCCCTATCACTTTACATAAAAATAATATATAAAGGAGTGGATAATATGAAAAATTGTCCATATTTAATAGTAATCAAAAATGGATTTACACAAACTGCTGAATGTGGCGTAGATAAAGACACATGTTATTTTGTAAGAATATGTGGTGAAAAAAGGGCACTCGTTAGTTCAGATAAGTCTATTAATTGCATAAAAAAGAAAGATATAAAATAAGGAGGAATTATAATGGCGACAATCAAAGCACCATGTGGTGGAATTCAACTAGATGGTACAAAATTTAAAATTGTTGGAGATGTTATTACTAGTATTGCAAGTGTTGCAACTACTTTTACCACAGTAATTGTTTGTGGTGGAATTAAATTTGATTCAGTATATTTTAAAAATGTTAAAAATGTTCTTACCGTTGCGGGCAGTGCCGAAACAACTATTGACGATATTCTTATCGGTTCATGTGGTGGTATTGCTGTAGACGGAGATTATTTTTCTATTTCAAATGGAGTTATGGCTTTTAATGCTACTCCTGTACTTAAAACTTTAACCGTTGCTTCTGCATTAGGTGCAAAATCTGGAGATACTAAGATTACAGTTACAGAACCTATTACTGCTGGCAACACATATGTGTATAAATATGGTTTGACCGTTACTAACCCAACATATGACCAATCTTTATCAACGTGGACTACATGGGATGGTATTTCTGATATCACTGCACCAGTTGATAATAAAATTGTTATTGCTGAAGTCACTGCTTCAAAAGACTGTCGTGGATTTGGTTATACTACAGTTATTTCAGAAGATACGGCTAAAGTATTGACAGTAACATCTATTGCTGGTACAGCTAGTGGTGATACTAAAATTTCAGTCAGTCCAGTATTAACCGCTGGCAGAACATATGTATATAAGACTAATACTACAGTTACGTTGCCTGTGTATGGTGCTAATTTATCAACATGGACAGCATGGAATGGTACGGCAGATATTACAGCAACAACTGGTAATGAAATTGCTATTGCAGAAGTGTTTGGAGCTTTATGTAGAGCCACAGGCAAACATGCGGTTGTTTCAAAAGCATAATATAATAATGTAATGAAAGGAACGCCACTATGAACGATATAAGGCTTGTTTTTAGGGGTAATGTATATATAGTTGATTTAGGGGATAATAAAGGTAGCGTACAAAGTGGCGTGCGACCTTGTGTTGTTATTGGGAATAATATGAATAATATTCATTCAAGTACAACTCAAATTATCCCTTTTACAACGAGCGACAAACAAGCATTACCAGTACATATAAATTTAAACAAAGCACAATATCCTTTTTTAAATCAAGATAGCGTGGCTATCATAGAACAAATAACCACAGTTGACAAAGGGCAGATTAGACAGTTTATAGGCAGTTTAACAGAAAAGGACTTAAATAAAATAATTGAATGTCTAAATATTCAAGTCGGCAAAGATTAAGAAAGGAACTACAAATGAATGGAACAGAACGGTTTAGATACAAGAGTTGGTAAGGTAGAGAACAGAATCACCGCTCTTGAGGTTAAAGGTATTCACAGTGATGAACTATCTGAAAAATTAGCGACAATTAATGAAACTCTATGTAACACTTTACATGAAATACAATTGACAATGAAAGATATGTCATACCAGTTGCAACATACGCAACAAAATACGGAAATGATAGGAAAAGACCTCCAATCGTATAAGTCAGAGGTTGCTACACAATTTAATTTGTTTAAAGCTAATGTATGCGAAATAGACGAAAAGTTATCCGAGGTTGATGAAAAATCTAAAATTGATATTATGTTATGGATTAAATCTAATTGGTTTAAAATATTTTTTGTTGGTTCGGTGATTGGATATATTTTAAAAACATATATTATTTAGGGTTGGTAACAACTCTAAAATACATAAGGAATAAAAGGTAAAAGGAGAAAATATTATGAAAGAATTAAAAATGCCAGAAA